GAAATTAAACCAGCTAGATGTAGTAAGGACTTAGGGGCCAACAATGTCCTCATTGTGAGCCCCTAGTATTACCTTACTACATCAGCGTCTCACGGCTCACTAACCTAACCTTAAAAAACAAACAAACAAATGAAAAACTATATATACCGGACATTTTACGGTATTATTTTATGCCAATTTATCCTCAAGGAAAATATTGGCTATTAACTATCCCCCATGCCCACTTCACTCCCTATCTCCCCAAGGCTTGCACATTCATCTCAGGACAACTTGAACTCGGACTCGGAGGAGGAGACATACTACCTGTCACCTCCCCCCAATCCGGATCCAATAATGTACCGGTCGTCTCCAGTATCTCCAACACCCAACGGTATCTCCACTGGCAATTGGTCGCCTATTTTGCCAAAAAGGTACGACTCTCTTTCGTCCGAAACGTGTTCGGTCCATGGCATGCCGAGCCAACAAAATCTGCGCGAGCGTTTGAATACGTTCATAAGGTTGAAACACGCGTTGAAGGAACAGATTTCCAACTCGGTTGCCTTCCTATCAAACGGGGAACTAAGGCTGACTGGGATAGCGTGCGGACCTCTGCAAAAAATGGACTATTGGACTCGGTGCCCGCAGACATCTTCGTACGTTGCTATAATCAACTACGTCGCATCGAGTCCGATTTCGCCGTACCGATTCCGCTTATCAGGGAGATTTTCGTGTACTGGGGCCCGACAGGTTCGGGTAAGAGCAAACGGGCTTGGGCTGAAGCAGGCTTGGAAGCTTTCCCTAAGGATCCAAGAACAAAATTCTGGGATGGATACCGCGGCCATAACCATGTCGTTATTGACGAGTATCGGGGAGGAATTGACATCTCACATATACTCCGTTGGTTTGACCGGTATCCGGTAATTGTTGAAGTCAAGGGTGCCTCTGTTGTTCTCAAAGCCACCAAAATTTGGATTACCTCTAATTTACACCCTTGTGATTGGTATCCCCTACTTGATGAAGTTACTAAATGTGCCCTGTATAGGCGCCTAACTATTGTAAATATAACTTAATTTTATTCAAATTACCAATCTCGAAATCAAAGGGGCAGTTGGTGCAGGTGGTCCATTTTCAATACTCATGTACATTTTGATGTCATGTTCCATAGCCATTGTTACATCAGGACCAACTGTTTCTACATCTATCATCTTTTCCAAAGCATACATTTTGAAGTTACCCAATCTAGAAGCCCTATATTGTGGTGTGGTTCCTGTATACAAACCTTTAAATAAAGTTACATATTGCATTTTTTGTTTAAAGGATATTGTCGAAGTTTTTACCACACCTGGTTCAAAATGTTCTTTACTAGCCTTAAAAACCTTGTTAAAGTATTGAGGCAAAGGCGGTTCATCTTCATCAGCACCTCCAGATGGTTTAGATATAATTCCATTGGTAGAGTCAGCATAAAAAGGTACAATGGCTGAATTTGGGTTACCCATATAGTCGGTTCCATTTCCTTTTCCAAAATAAGACTTTCCATGGATGGGGATATTATCCACATCGTTAGCATCATCATCAGTTCCGCTTTGTGAACGGTTTTGCATTTTCAAAGCAGATTTTGCAACTATATTAACCTTTGCTTTAGCCAGTCGCAATATACAGTACCGTAGGTATGATCCAGTAAATGGCATAAATTCCCAACTTACCGGAGTTACCTGTTCTGCGAAACTTGCTAGAGCAGTTACTATATCATTGGCCATTGTTTCCATAGAAGAAGCAGCAGTTATGGAAACGGAAGTTGTCGTTACCGCAGCTTCCACATTTGGTCGATAAGTAAACCTTAATACATCACCCGTTGTCAAAAAGGGTACAGCATCATCAAAAGAGTTTGCGCATATATCCAATCTTTTCATAAAGTATTTAACAATAGTCAAAGCCAAACATTTCCTTGCCATAACAGTAGGCATCGAATGATGACCTACATATATACAATGTTCATCAGCAGCAATTGTTCCACATTCATGGTTCATAGAGGCACCAGCAAAGGCAATAGTAGACCTACGAGTATACTTACGATACCCACCCCTACTCTGACGTTTTGTAAAACCTCCCGAGGTTGTAGGGCCTTTGAATCTACTTTGCGTAGAAACCTTGTTTTTTGTCCTCCTCCACATTTTTTGTTGGGTTTGTCTTGCAGTCGATCTAGACTTGAGATAATTAGACACCCTGCTAGCAGCATAATCATGTGCCTTCTTCCCAAGATATCTAGCTCCTTTACGAGCATAATAACCAGCCACATTTGCAAATGCTGGAGCATATCTTTGGATTCTGTTTGGATGGTATTTTGTAACTTTTGTCATATTTAGAAAACAAACAAACAAGTTAGACCTAACCCTAACCCCAGACATAACCCTAACCCCAGACCTAACCCTAGACCTAACCCTAGTTAAAGCCCTATGCGCTAAAGTCTATGGTAGGTGCCAGCGCGAGCATCCTTTGGCCTCTTCTACACGAAGATTTAAGTTAAAAGAATCCGACCAAAGGGAGGTTGCCATTGTGGATCACCAATACCCTCTGCTTCGCAGGGTATTCGGTGCGAAAACATCGTTTGAGGTTCAACATCGTTGAACTTTTAGCGAGGCCGCGGTCGGCTGAGCGATAGTGAACAAGCATTGCCTTGCATGCGCCGTTCTCTTAAGCATTGCCTTGCATGCGTTGAGCCCTTTTTGGGCCCAATTTATGTATCGTCGGAGAGACGATATTTAAATTAACATTTTATAACAAGCTAGGCGGGGGGTCTGGGGGATATGGCCTGCAATACCCCCAGGTTCTAAGTGAAAAAAAATGAGAAATTAAACCAGCTAGATGTAGTAAGGACTTAGGGGCCAACAATGTCCTCATTGTGAGCCCCTAGTATTACCTTACTACATCAGCGTCTCACGGCTCACTAACCTAACCTTAAAAAACAA